GGCGCGTTTGCCACGCTCGAACTCAAGTCGGTCGACCTCGACCTGCGCGAGATCGACGGCATCGCGACGACGCCGTCCACCGATCGCCGCGGCGACATCGTCGAGTGCGGCGGGGCGCTGTTTACGCTGCCACTGCCGCTCTTGTGGCAGCACAACCAGGCGGAACCCGTCGGCGAAGTCGTCGACGCCCAGGTGACGCCGACCGGGATTCGCATCAAGGCCCGCTTTGCCAAGGTCGAGGAACCCGGCGCGCTGCGCGACCGGCTCGACACCGCGTGGCAGTCGGTGAAGGCGCGGCTCGTGCGCGGGCTCTCGATCGGGTTCACGCCGATCGAGGCGGTGCCGGTCAAGAAGAGCGAGCCCTACGGCAGTCAGCACATCAAGCGGTGGCAGTGGGCCGAGTTAAGCGCGGTCACGATTCCGATGAATCAGGAAGCCACCATCACGAACATCAAGGCCGCGTCAGGCCCTCACTCGTTGCCCGGCGATGCGGGCGCTTCTCCGAGACCGCCGATGCAGACCTATTCCGAACAAATCACCGCGCACGAGACGAGCCGGGCCGCGGCCGTCGCCAGCATGACCGACCTGATGACCGCCGCCGGCAACGAGAACCTGACGTTGACGCCGGAACAGACGAAGCAGTACGACGAATCCGCGCTCCGGGTGAAATCGATCGACGCGCACATTGCGCGCTTGCGGGAACTGGACGCGCTCAACGCCGACAGCGCCAAGCCCGTGCCGCCGACGCCGACCCCGCGCACCCCGGTCGTGCAGGTGAAGGCCAACGTGCCTAAGGGCACCGCGTTCGTGCGGATGGCCTGCGCGAAGCTGGTGTGCAACGGCAACATGTTCGAGGCCGCGGAATATGCCAAGCGGTGGAACGATTCGACGCCCGAAGTGGCGCTCGCGATCAAGGCCGCCGTCGCCCCTGGCACCACGACGGACACCACGTGGGCGGCGCCGCTCGTCAATCGCGTGATCGCAGACGACTTCCTCGAATTGCTCCGGCCGGCGACGATCCTCGGGCGCATTCCCGGCCTTCGCAATGTCCCCTTCAACTGCAAGGTGCCGAGTCAAACCGCCGGCGGGACGTACGGGTGGGTCGGCGAGGCGAAGCCGAAGCCGGTGACCTCGCAGGCGTTCAGCAGCGAGACCCTCGACATCACCAAGGTCGCCGGGATCGTCGTGCTGACCGAGGAGCTGGTGCGGCTCTCGAACCCGTCGGCCGAGGCGCTGGTGCGCGACGACATGATCAAGGGCATCGCGCAGTTCCTCGACGGGCAGTTCATCAATCCGGCGGTCGCGGCGGTGGCGGGCGTCAATCCCGCGTCGATCACCAATGGCGCCGCCACGGCGGCGGCGACGACCAATCCGCTCGCCGACATCATGGGGTTGATCGGCCATTTCTCGACCTACAACATCCCGGTCGACGGGCTGGTCTTCCTGCTGTCGCCCGCGAATGCGCTGGCGCTGTCGTTCCGCTCGAACCTCGACGGCTCGCCGCAGTTCCCCGGCATCGGCATCAACGGCGGCAGCTATCGCGGGTTGACGTTCCTCACCAGCAACACGGTGACGACCAATGTCATCGCGCTGCAGCCGGCGTTGGTGCTGTATGCGGATGACGGGGGCGTGACCATTGACGCGTCGCGCGAAGCCTCGCTGCAGATGGACAGCGCGCCGGCCTCGCCGGCCGATGCCACGACGGTCTATGTGAGTTTATGGCAGACCAACTGCGTCGGCCTGCGTGCGGAGCGGTTCATCAACTGGAAGCGCATCGGGACCAACGCGGTCAAATACCTCACCGCCACGGCCTGGCCGTCGCCGACCGGCGAGACCATGAGCGTGACGGCGACCAGCTCGCGCGGCAAGAAGGACGAGTAACGCGTGAAGCTGTTTGGGTTCGAGCTGACGCGGTCGCGTGCGCGGGCGGTGCCCGCGGGCGCGACCGCTGTTAGTGCCCGCGGCGGCTGGTGGCCGGTGGTGCGTGAGCCCTTCACGGGCGCCTGGCAGCAGAACCAGGATCTCAGCGTGCCGTCGGTGCTCGGGTCGCCGGCCGTGTTTGCCTGCACGACGCTCATCGCGTCGGATATTGGGAAGCTCCGGCTCCGACTCGTCGAGCGGGTCATCACGGCAGACGGGGCGCGGATCTGGCGGGAAACCGACAGCCCCGCGTTTTCCCCCGTGCTGCGGAAGCCGAACCGGTACCAAATCATCAACAAGTTTTTGGAGCAGTGGATCGTCTCGAAGCTGACGCACGGCAACACCTACGTGCTCAAGCAGCGGGACCAGCGGGGCGTGGTGGTGGCGCTGTATGTGCTCGACCCCCAGTCGGTGAAGCCGCTCGTCGCCCCTGACGGCGCGGTGTATTACCAGCTCGGGGCGAGTGAGCTGGCCGGCATCACGCCGGAAGGCACTGCCGTCGCGGTGCCGGCCAGCGAAATCATCCACGACTTGATGGTGCCGTTGTTTCATCCGCTCTGCGGGGTGAGCCCGATTTACGCCTGCGGCCTGGCGGCGCTGCAGGGGCTGAACATCCAGGACAACTCGTCGACGTTCTTCGCGAGCGGGAGCAATCCCGGCGGCGTGCTCACCGCACCCGGCAGCATCACCGACGAGACGGCGCAGCGGCTCAAGGCGTACTGGGACAGCGCGTACAGCGGCGCCAACGTCGGTAAGGTGGCGGTGCTTGGCGACGGGCTGAAGTACGAGGCGATGTCCGTCAACGCCGTCGATGCGCAGCTCGTCGAGCAGCTCCGGTGGACCGTCGAGACCGTGTGTGCGTGCTACCACGTCCCGGTCTCGCTGGTGAACAGCCAGCCGGTGCCGTACGCGAACAACGAGCCCTTGACGCAGCAGTACTTCTCCCAATGCCTCCAGGCGCTGATCGTCGCGCTGGAGAACTCGCTCGACGAGGGGCTGGGCCTGCCGACGGTCCCCGATCGCACGCTCGGCACGGAACTCGACATCACAGATCTCATTTGGATGGACAGCAAGACCCGCACGGACGCGGCGCAGCAGGGCGTGGCGGGGGGCGTGCTGTCGCCGAATGAAGCGCGGGCGACGTATTTCGGGCTGGACGCGGTGGCGGGCGGCGACACGCCGTACATGCAGCAGCAGATGTTCAGCACGAAGGCGCTGGCCAAGCGCGACGCGGAGGATCCGTTCTCGAAACCGGCGCCGCCGACCCCGGCCGAGAGTCCCGACGACGAGGACGACGTCGACCTGGGCGCGTTTACGAAACGGCTGACCGCGGGATTGCTGTATGGCTGACCTCTCCGAACGGCTCGCCGATACGGTCCTGCTGGCGATGAAAGCGGCGCTGTCCCCGGTGCTGGAGCGGGTCGCCGCGCTGGAGGCCCGCCCGGCCGTGCCAGGGCCGCCAGGACCGGCCGGGAGCGACGGGAAGGACGGAGACCCCGGGGTCACGGCCGACGCGCTCACGGTGGCGCAGGACGGCGAGGACGAGCGCGTGATCACGTTCGGCGTGAAGGCCGGCGACACGGTCACGCCGTGGGGCACGGTGCGGCTGACGCTGCCCCGGTACTGCGGCGTCTACGACACGGCGCGCACGTATACCGCGGGGGACCAGGTGACCCACGCGGGCTCGCTCTGGTCGTGCACGGCGACGACCAACATGCGCCCGGGCGGCGGCAGTGGCTGGGTCCTCCAGGTCAAGCAGGGGAAAGGCTGATGCCGGCGCAGTTCGTCACGCTCGCCGGGGCGAAGAAGCACCTGAAGATCCTCACGGCCGACGGCCATCCGGACGACGGGGAGCTGCAGGAGAAGCTCGACGCGGCCGAGGCGGCGATTCTGCGCTATGTCAGCCGCTCGCCGGCGGGGCTGGCATTGGTCGATCAGTGGGTGACCGACCTCGACGCGCCGGCCGACCTCCGGGCCGCGGTGCTCCTGCAGCTCGGGGAGCTGTGGCGCTTCCGCGGCGATGACCCGGCGACGCTCGCGCTGTCGCCGGCCCGGGAACCCGGGACCGACTTCGCGCCGGGCGTGGCCGGCCTCTTGCGCCGCTTTGGCGATCCGGTGCTCGCATGATGCCCGCCGGCCTGCGCGACAAGCGCGTGACGCTCGATGCGCCCGGTCCCCCGGTCGCCGACGCCGACGGGGGATTCCTGGACGGGTATACGCCCTTGAATCCGCCCGACGCGTTCGCGGCCATCGTGCCGATGACGGCGCGCGACCAGGAGCGGGCGTTTGCGGGCACGGTGCTGGCGACGGCGACCCACGAGATCACCGTGCCGTATCACCCGGGCGTGACCATCGAGACGCGCGTCACCTACGTCGACCCGCGCAGCGGGCGCACGCGGGCGTGGCAGGTGACGGCGCTCCGCGACCCGGAGGAAGCCGGGCGGGAACTCGTGTTGACCTGCGCGGAGCGGTTGCCATGAGTAATCGCCTGACGTTCACCGGGCTCGACCAGTTAATGCAGGACTTGCAGCGGCTCCCGGTCGCGCTGCGCGACGAGGCGGCGGGGATCATCCACGAGACGGCGACCGGGGCGCTGGAGGAGATCCGGGCGGGCTACCCGGAAGGGCGGCGCGGCGGGCTCAAGCGCGGGCTGATTC